GCAAAAAAGAAAGAAAGAACAATTTAAATTGAGCAGTTATGAATAACAACCCACAACTGTGCTTAATTGAAGATGTCAGTTTAGAGTATCTCTATAAATACGTTCAATCTAGATTCGAATTAAAAAATAGAGGTTTAGCATTGGTAGGGGATGACTCAGTAGTTTACTACAAACTTCGTCACAATTGTTTCAAGACTACCTTTTTGTCCCTGCTTGGCATTGCTAACTTGGAAGAGAAGAAGTTTTCACAACATTTCGATTTCATTGAATCTAATCGAACACCAGATACAGTGGTGATTAAAGGAACAGTAATTTATATTATCGAGTTTACAGTCGTTAATGATCAGGCGACTGCTATTATCACAAAGAAAAGTAAAAATAAGTATGCTTATGAAGTCTCCATTTTGCAGTCTAAAGGTTATACTGTTGAATCTTATTATCCTACCTTAACTCTTAAAGGAGGTTTTTCGCAAGTCATCAATGATTTAAAATCTCTTTCAAAAAAGTTGCTAGTGGATTTTTTAACTGATGAAAGTTCTGTGATCTCTTCTTTGCACGAAAATATTTGTCAATTGCACTGGGATATTTCAGAGTTTTTAAATGAGCTCTTAACAAATGAGGTTCAAAATCCTAAAGTAAAATTTTCCAATCCAAAATTTATGGAAGGCGTTGAAGATTTTTTCCCAGAAATCGTTAGGAAGGTTTCTGTTAAGAGAAAGAGGTCACAAAACATTTTCAATAGATTAAAAAAATCTATTAGACAACTAGAAAGGGAAATCAAGTATAAACCCAAAAAAGGCACATACATGATCCACCTTAATGCTAAAACAGGTGTTATGTATATTGCCTTCGATGACGATGGTGTTTCTAAAGATAAGATTCTATCATCATTAAATTCTCTTTCTTTATCTGTAGTTGATTTGATCAAAGTTGTTGGTGAATTCAATGCTAGTGACAACCCTTTTTCTAAATTTGGGGAAGATGAACTAATCGAAGATTACCCTAGGGAGCAATTTTCTGAAACTGTTTTTGATACAGAACATTACGAAAAATATTACTTCTCAAAGTTCTCACGGGTGATTCATGAAGGCTCTTATCCTAGTAACTTGCTAGCAAGGTGTTCTTTAGATGATGATGTTCCTCTAGTTCGAGAAAAATATCTAAATATTTTGGCTTCTCTAAGAAAAAATAGGGATAATATTGTTATCTCGAAGAAAAACGCTTTTATCTTCCCTATCTCTTCTAATTTGAGATATGGTGTTTATGAAAACTTCACTTTTAAAACTGGGCATTTTATTACAGACATGATTTTATCCAACATTAAGCAGATTGAAAAGACAGAACTAATTATTCAAAAAGATGTTGATTATGACAAGTTGAATGATATTCATAAAGAAATTTATGAAACATTCTTGAAAATATCTGACTTAACTGACCCAAACACTGCTAGGATCTTGAAGAAAACGAGGAAAATTTCAATTCAGAAAGAGTTACTAACAAAAAAAGGCATCGTTTTGTCTAAGGATCTGGAGGATACATTAGACTCCTACAACGCAAAAAGAGCTTCGTTTTTTTCCTCCGTATATGAGCCTACTCGAAAACATTATAAGAATAAGGTTACTGTCTCTAAATCTATCTACAATTCTCATTGGAAAAATGAAATGGATCATTTTAATCAAGAAAAAGGGAAAATTAAAATCCAACCTGAAACTGATTACAAGGATTTGCAACTTAAATTTAAAAGTCTATTAAAATACCTTTGGACTGGCAGATCTTTTAAAACGCCTGATGCTATTTACTCTGAGACATTACCAATAGGTTTGGAATTGAAGAAGACTTGTGAGCAATTTAGGGAATTTGTAGAAGAAGATGTTGAAAATCTACTCAGAACAAATTTAATGCATAATTTATTAATGATTTCAAGAGTCGCTTACTCTTTAATGTACCATTCCAATATCAAATTAAACAAAGAAGATTTTTGCTATGACAACCTTGGTTATTCAAATGTGCTGTTGATAGTTAAGGGAGGCAAAAAGATTATTTCTAATAAAAAAACTCGACTTTTTAAATTAATTTTTGAGATTGATGATGAAGTTGCTTGGCTGTATCCTTCCAAGTTTACAAAGAAGATTTCCCACTTAGGAAAGACTTTCTGCATCTTGCCATGGCAGACTTGGTTTTTTGAAATGGCAAAAAAAGCTAGTGAACTATACTATAGTTTTTCCAACTTTTACATCAGTTCTAAGTCTGAGAGTGATTTGTCAAATGAAAGTTTTCAAGATTTTTGCTCCGTTAAAGTTTTAAACATGTTCTCACAACGAAGAAAGTTAGAGATCTGGTTTGGTTCTTTCCGTTATCTTTATTTAAATGGATTATCTACACACACAAGTGTTCTAGAGCTAATCGATAGTATGGCTGACCATGATTATGACCCTTGGATGTACACTATTCAAAGGTGTTTTGCTAATAATTATGCTAAGCTGTGTGAATATGCTAAATCGTTGAAAATTTACGATGTGTTTACAGAAACTGTTTTCGATAATTTCGACCTTTGTGCTGAAAAGTTTGACGAATGTTTTTTTATGACTTTGGCGCCTTTTGATAGAAGAAATGAACATTTAAAGAATTTAAGATCAGTTCTAGAGACACACGACTATTTTATTGACAAATATCAGACTATTGACCCAATTTCACTCTTAAAAAAATCATCAGTTAGTGTTTATGATGATGATTATGTGGAGCAATTATTCTCTGATGATTTTAAATTTGATCCTAGGCTCTGCTTCTGTATTGGTGTTTTTGCCTCTAAATATCTATCTCGTGTAGTAGGTAAAGAAACACTTACTTCCAAATTTAGGTCAATTATTAATGAATCATACACTGAGATCTCCACAAGTAAGGGTATGAGGTCAAATGAAGGACCTTTTTGGGGACAAAAAGGTCATGATGTGATTTTTGGCTCTGATGAGATTAGAAGTAAAGTATTAAAATTCATGCATGATCTTCCTTCAGATAACAGAGAGTTCCAGAAAAGATTGAACATGGAGCAAATTTCATTTAAAGAGAAGATTGAACAAATGGGTGACATTGTACTAGAATTCGATATGAAAGATAAATCTCAATGGAAAGGTAGTCGTGAGATTTATGTCATGAGTGAAATGACCAAAACTCTACAACAGCCAATTGAAAAATTCTTTAAGGAGTTGTGCAGTTGGACACCAAATGAATTGATTCATAAAAAATCTCATGTTAGACCTAAATTTATCCACTCACAAGTCTTTGAGTATGAGAGTGGGCTGTCAGAAAAAACATACTGCACACTAGACTGTAAAAAATGGGCTGCAAGATCAAATATTTGGAAATATTATTACATGGTGTTAGGAATGAAAGAGATTCTTCCCGTAGATTTTTATGAATATTTTATGGTGGTTTGGTCCTTTATGTTTGAAAAGAAGATTAGAGTACAAGAAGTCTATAGGGATATTTTACTTGGTAACGATAAAACAAAAAAATTAGCTAGTTTTCTTATGAAAAGAGACGATGGTGATTATGAATTCTCCTTGCCTTACAGTTTTATAATGGGTATCTTTAACTATTTGTCATCATTTCTCCATGCATTTTCTCAACTTTATTTTAATGAGAAGTTGTCAGAAAAACATGAAGTATCATTTAATCTTGTTGCGCATAGTGATGATAGTGGTGGGGTTATTATGTCAAAAAGCTATTCAAAAAACATTCAGATGTTTGCTGGTTATGAAATTTTTCAAAAAGGATGCAATCACATGATGTCTAGGAAAAAGTCATCTCTTTCTAGAAATTTTTTTGAAATCATTTCTAATATGTATGCAAACAAAAGGTTCATCCCCATGACGCACAAATTTCTGGCAAACATGTCTTTTGAGCCTAAAGGAAATGGCTGGTTAGATGATATTTCCTCCGTTGTGTCTAAAGTGGTAGAGGTCTTCTCCAATGGGGGAAGCATGTTACAGTGTTACCTTACCATGTTATCTATGACTGAGATGATTAGAAAGTTCTACCACTTGCCTAGGTTGCCAACTCTATCAACTATTCCACTGGCTTTTGGTGGGGTATTTAACATGCATCCTATCCACTTGATCTTAATTGGAGCAGACAGTCAAGAGGTAATGTTAGACTTGTTAGAAAATGATACTGAGAGATCATTAAGGATTTCCGCTTTCATAAACGTTGGGAACGAATACATCCCTGGTAAAGGTGGTCAAGTAGCTTATAGCTTACCTTACTATAAAAGGCATGACTCGTACTTGGACATGGAAGAGGAATTAAAAAAGAAAATTAAAATCTTATCTATGTGCTCAGGGAGGACAACATTTGGAGGCATGCTTTCTCATTATGCATCAATGTTTGATCAAGGATATACTTATTCTTTAACGGGTGTTGATATGTGTCAAATTTTTTGTGCCACGCTATTTAATAATACAACTATACTGAGCATCTCAAAAGGGAAAAAGATGTTTTTAAAGGATTATGCAAAACATTACATTGCTTTGAAATCTTTAGATGATGGTAGCAAGGAAAAGAGTTTAATACCTTTATCAAATTTTCACAATTACATCAAAGCATCTGAGAGCATCTTTATTGATTTCTCCAAAATTACTCAAAAAAATATGAAAACTTGTAAGCCTATTGTATACGATACTTTCCAAAGCTTAGGAATCGGACTAAAATTCGAAACTCTCAACGAGGTCATTGCATTTAATTCTGATCTAGATCTGAAGTTTTGTGTTAATGACACAGTTAGGGCACAAGCACTCACAGATTGGTTAGCGAAAATTGTCCCAGGAGATACTTTAGAAAATAAATTATCAGTAATTAGCAAACTATCTCGTAAAGACTTTGAAAAAACACGAAGTTCATACTGCTTTCTACCATCTAATGTTTCAGTTGACACAGTGGAGAGATTTTGGACTTACATCAACTTCTACTGCTCTAGGAGATATTATATTTCTACAGAAAAACCTCAATATTTTACATTAGATAATTTTAGGTTATGGGGGTTAGAGTATGATTATTTAAAACATTACTACTTATTAGTAAAGGCAATCTTTTTAACTGACAAATTTGATTCACTTTTTAAAGGTAGAATTTTGGAAAGCTGTAAGTGTAAAAAATGTGCAATGCCCGACCAGCTGACAAATGCCATGGGAGAGTTTTTTAGATTAAAAGAATTGGAAGATTACCAATCATTTCAGACATCATTGCCTTTCGCTACCTATGAAATTACACAATATAGAAGTGCTAATGTCTGGTATGGAGGTTCTGAATTTACAATTTATACGATGTTTGGAAGTGCTCAAATGTACACAATTGATGGTGAAAGGTACGTTAGGATTTCAATTGACACTGAGGAAATGCTTGACCAAGTTTGGCATTTATTCAATATCTTTTGCTATACTAGAGGTATTATTTTTGAAACCCCGACTTATGGTATAAATGATACCGGTGAGAATAAAATTGCCTTTAATGATTTAAACGTGCCCATTGTAGCTCCGCCAGGTTATAAGGGGGTGATGATTCATAAGAGCAATATTTTAGACAGTACATCTATGGCTAGAACGATCGAAAAAAGAGAGTCTAAGTTTTACTATCTTGATAATCCCGTTGATTTTGAAATCTACCAAAATTATGATATTAACGAGGGATTTTTCAATGACCACAATTTACACAGAATTCAAGATGTAATTTTTGAGAATGAATTATTATTGGAAAAAGATTACTTAATGTCGTGTGCAATGTCTTCTAAACTTTTTCAAATCCTATCCTTAGATGAGTCACATTTAAGTGATAGAGTCTTTGAAGAGAAATATAAACATGAGGGTTTACTCGGATCGCAGGGTTCATTAACTAGGGCATTTGCACTTGCAGATCAGGTGGGCATAACTAATTACAGGTCTTCAATCAATCCGAATAAAATTAATCGGCCTCTTCTAGAAACACAATCGTACAAAGATATTCCTGTCTTAGATTTGATGTTAAAGTGCAGTTTTGCCAGAATTACTGCCAAAGAAAGCAATTCGTTATGGAAAATTGCATTAGAAGAAGAAATGTCAACTGAAGATGAGTTCAACCTTGATGTTTTAACGAGGAAGTTGGGGCTGACATCCACTGCCGGTGCATTGAATCTGGTGAAGACAGTTTTTCGTGATCTTTCTTATGAAGATGTAATCAATGTGCCGAAACCTGAGATTTTGAACTTCTTAATTGATATGATCAAAAGCGCTTTGATCGCAATTAGGGATAACCCATTTTCAAGAAACAGAAGCCAACTGAGAGATAGCAAGAATTTAATAGCAAAAAGATTGAATTTACTGATTCAATATTCTGATCACGAAAATTTAGCTGAGTATTTATCAAAGATGTTTTTCCGGGCGCATTTAGATAATTCTGGTAGTTTTTGGACTAACAGGAGAGCCAATATTTACTGTGCCCTCTATAGGCCAGAACAGAAAAAATTAGCTGGCCAAGCGATGTTTTTAAAGGCATGTTTATATAGAGTGCTACCTCATGAGGCTAGCAAACTCTTAGAGATTAGGCACTTAATCATTGGTAAGAGATCACTAAAAGACCTTTATGATGAGATTCAAGAGTATAAAGATGAGGTTTTAAGCGATCTTGAGTGTGACTATCTGAATTGCAGATTAGATTCAACTGAATTTGAGCTAAGAAACTACTATTTGACAGATGAAATGGAAGATTCTTTGGACACTATCTCTGGTTCAGAAGATCCAGAAGAATACAATGTTAGAACTTGGGGTGGTTCTGATGAAACTCATTATTTGTTAGGAAAGAAAGATAAAGGTAAGATTTATGAGTATACACTTAAAAATGATTTTAGACATTTGAAATTAAAATCACCATATGGTTATTTCCAATATAAGTGGTTAGGTTATGGTAGTTTTTATGAAGAATATGATGATGATTTAGGTTTCACTTGGTGTGTGTCAGAGTTCCCTGGAAACTCAGTTCCCCCTTTACCTCTAGAACTTTACCCATACACAAAACCTAAAATGGTTAAGTTACACGATATTGCAGAGAACATTCAGAGAGAAGAAAAAAGTGAAGGTAAAATTACTGAAAAAACTAATATACAAGGAGTATTGACCTCAGACATGACTGATGATGAGATTTTTGATTACCAAGTTCAGGTGTTAAAAAACAATGGTATTCAAAACCCTGAATTTTATTCTAAATTTTTCTTTAAAAAAAGTGATGTTAGTAATGTAGATAACTTCTGGAATAATTTATTTAGGAAATTTGACTTCTCTTTAATAGAAAAAAAGACTAGGTACACTTCTTTAAGGAGTGAAAGAACATCTGCTTTACCCGGATTTTCTGGTGTTCTGAATGATCCCGCTTCATCTTGTGAATTGAGAACCCTCTTTGGTGAACATGGTGAGCAACTCCTCATGGGAAACCATTCGATTGGTATCATGAGCTATAAACACACATTGAGGACTGTTAAAAAATTGTTTTATAAAGTAGATGACAATGGCAAGGCATTGTTAACAATCATTTTAGCAACTTTAAAGGATGCGATTATTACGGATAATGCTGAGAGCTGGTATCTGGAAGGAATTATGGGCATTTTAGATCCACTGGAGGAAAGATTGGATGATCTGGATTCAAGGAATTTTGTACCACCAAGACCAATCAATGCAAATTTAAGATATGAAACAACTAACATTTATTCTAGAAGAAGAAATAACAGGTAAACTAAGTGAAAAACTAAATAACTTTCAAGAACAATGAAATAAAATATTTTAGCATAGACTGCTATTAGTATAAAATAAATTGTTTTCATTTTAGTTTTTT